TGAGTGTACATAAATAACTTTTATTTCTTTTGTGTTTGGGTCCTCAATGGCTACATTACTCCTAGTCGACATTTTCAACCTCCTCAGTTAATCGCAACGGGGTTTCACAAATGTAAAAAAATACATTCCCCTTGTCCTCAATTACTCTGAAGGCCGTTCTTTTTTCTTCTGCTATTTCTTTAGTCTTGTATTGGCCTACAATCCTAAAACTGCTTTCCATATTACTGAAAGTTTGCTCTCTTATTATTAAAAACATATTTATTTCCTCCTTCTTTGTAAGTTAAATATGTATTGGACAAAATTAGGGTCGTCCGTTGCCCTACTTGCAAACATGACGGGACAATCCTCCAACCATGTTTGAAATTTTTTTCGTGTTTCATTTTCATATCTCTTAGCGTGATTTTCCGATATGACCTCAGGTATTCTCCATTTTGTTTGATCACTCATGTTCTTATTAACCTATCCTCCCCCGTATGTTCATCAAAATGACTGAAACCAAACCAATCATGAAATTGTTTCAGCTTCCAATTTTTCATTTCTTCAAAAAATTCTTCATTTTCTTTCTCTGCCATCTCCCAACTTATCGGCCTTCCATTATGTTCTGAAGCCCTAAAAATATCCTCCGTATAATCAAAAGCCTCTGC